GAAAGTTATTAATGTTTCCACCATTATGGACACATAAACATACGGCACATAAACCAATTAAAGAACCAAAGTATATTATAGGAAGTTATTTACATTATGTCTGATCGAATTGAAAATACAATATTAACAAATCTTTTTTATAATGAAAATTATACAAGAAAAGCTTTACCTTTTATAAAGCCGTATTATTTTTCACAAAAAGATGAAAGAGAATTGTATGTCGAAGTAGAAAAATTTGTATTAAAGTATAAGAACTTACCTACTAAAGAAGCAATCTTAATTGAACTTAATAATCGAAAAGACTTAAACGAAGAAGAATACAAAGGTATAAAAGATTTAGTCAATAGTATTTCATATGAAGAAACAGATTTACAATGGTTATTAGATACTACAGAAAAGTTTTGTAAAGATAGAGCAGTACACAATGCTGTACTTGATGGTATTAAGATATTAGACAATAAAGATAAAACAAGAACACCAGAAGCGATACCTGGTATTCTTGCTGATGCGTTGGCAGTTTAATTTGATAATCATATCGGGCACGATTATATTGAAGATGCGAAAGCAAGATTTGATTGGTACCATAAAAAAGAAAAGAAATATCCATTTGATTTATCTTTCTTTAATAGAATTACTAAAGGTGGTGTTCCAAGTAAAACATTAAACATCGCTTTGGCAGGGACTGGTGTTGGTAAGTCTTTGTTTATGTGTCACGTTGCTTCAAGTTTTCTAACTCAAGGTCAAAATGTTTTATACATTACACTTGAAATGGCTGAAGAAAGAATTGCTGAAAGAATAGACGCAAACTTATTTGATGTAACGATTGATGATTTACACGTAATGCCAAAAGAATTGTACGATAACAAACTAACTAAACTAGAAGGTAAGACAAAAGGTAAGTTAATTATTAAAGAATATCCTACAGCATCTGCTCACGCTGGTCACTTTAGAAGTTTACTTAATGAACTTGCTTTAAAGAAATCATTTAAACCACAAGTTATCTTTATTGACTATCTAAACATATGTGCGTCAAGTAGATTTAAAGGTGGTAACATATCATCATACTTTTATATTAAAGCAATCGCTGAAGAATTAAGAGGTCTCGCTGTTGAGTTTGATGTACCAATCTTTAGTGCGACACAAACAACTAGAACTGGTTATGTAAGTACAGATATTGGTTTAGAAGATACATCAGAATCGTTTGGTTTACCAGCGACTGCTGACTTTATGTTCGCATTGATGTCAAATGAAGAACTTGAATCACTTGGTCAAATGAAAGTTAAACAATTGAAAAATAGATACAACGATCCGGCGATGAATAGATCATTTATTGTAGGTATTGATAGAAGTAAAATGAGATTGTATGATGTAGAAAATACAGCACAGAATATAGTTGATAGTAACCAAACAAAGGAAACAGAAAATTATCCTACACCTGAACAGGCTTATGATAAATTTTCAGATTTTAAAGTATAATGACAAAAAAGAAAATACAAAAAGTAAGGTTTCATAAAGGCGATAGAAGACCAAACAATCTACAACCTACTCTTTCTTATGTAAAGAGAATGAAAAAACATAAGAAAGATATTATATGGGAAGTCATTGAAAAACCTACAAATAATGTCATAGCTCAATATTTTTTTGAAGAAGACGCCTTTAGAACAATGAAGTTTCAAAACAAACATAGGGTTTGGGAGCCCAATGGAGGTGTACCAAAATTCTTATGGGTAAGAGTTTAGTGTTATAAATATTATAAAACAATTGATTTATATGGAAAAAGTGATTATAGTTATGGGAAAAATGAGAGAGAAATGTTTAGTTTTAAAGGCTTTTTTACAAAGGAAAAGAATACACATTTAGAACACCTAGAGGACGATATAATTAATCGTGGATCAAAAGGTGGCGACAATGCTATTAACTTCCTAAAATCTGTTAGAAATATGCTTGCTGGTTCATCTGGCAAGAAAGTCAATATGTCCGTCAAGTGGGACGGAGCTCCAGCTATTATTTGTGGTATTAATCCAGAAAACGGCCAATTCTTTGTTGGTACAAAATCTGTATTTAATGTAACACCTAAAATTAACTACACATCAGCAGACATAAGAAGAAATCATAGTGGTGAATTAGCCAACAAATTAAACATAGCATTAAGAGAATTATCTAAATTAAGAATATCAGGCATATTACAAGGCGATTTTCTTTTTTCAAAATCAGACTTAAAATCAGCAACAATAGATGGTGAAAATATGATTACTTTTACACCAAATACTATTACATATGCCGTTCCTGTTGACTCAGATATTGGTAAAAGAATATTAAGAGCAAGAATGGGTATTGTGTTTCATACATCTTATTCAGGTAAGACAATGAAAAGTTTAACTGCTGGTTTTGGTACTGTATCAGGTAAATCTGGAATATCTTCCGTGTTCCTAGCTGACGCTGCTTACAAAGACGTAAGCGGCTCAGCTAAATTAACTTCAAGTGAGTTATCAACATTTGACGCAAGAATTAGAATGGCCGAAGGTTCTTTATTAAAAGCAGGCCCTATGTTAGATGAAATGAGTAAAACAACATCTGATAGTTTATCTGTAGGTTTTAGATTAAAGGCATTTTTTAATCATTTTATCCGAAACACACAAGGTAATATGGCTAAAGTAAAAACACTTGTTGATATGTTTAGAGAATATTATCAATCAAT